CGGGCTGGGCCAGCAAAAATGGTAGTGGTTGCATTGGCTGCTGCCGCGCCGCTTTTTACGTCTGTCTGCATCATAATCAATCTCCTTTTAAAAGGGGGCCGAAGCCCCCAAGATCAATTAAACCTGTGAAGGGTTAGCAGAGCCGTCAGAATCGCGGACAACGTACTCAACAGTAACCACAATTGAGCCTGCGGTTGCGTCAGCAGTAGCTGCTGTGAACGTACCGTAGATGATTGCGTCTGTAGCGCCTACGTTGTTAGTCTTAGCCGCTTGCGTTGCAGCGGCAATAGTCGCAGGTGAAGTCTGAACAGCAGAAGTTCCACTATTGACAGAAGTCATGTAGAAGTTAGCAGTTCCAGATGTTCCAATAGTGACACCGCAGTTTGATGCGCCAGTTAAAGCAACAATAACTTCAATGTCAAAGCGAAGAATCTTTGCGCCAGCAGGCAGAGTAAACATCTGCACTGCGGCAGGGGATGCCAAGATGGTGGCTGTAGCAGCGGTATACGACTGAGAAACAATCGTAGCGCCCATATTGCGGATAGTGCCTGCGGTAGTGCCAGTTGTATTTTTAACAGTGCCCAACAACCAAGGGCCAAGGTGAGTTGCGAATCCCATAAGAATATCTCCATGCGTTGTAGCGTATCAATCTTGCATGTCAGTCAGCCGGGACTGTTTGATACACCGGGTTTCCCGGAATGACTTCAATATACACCAAAAGAAAAGGAGGCACAAGGCCTCCTTTTCAGTCTTTTTAGGACGAACCGGGAGAGCCGTAGACTCCCAACGGATCAGACCAGCCGAACGAATAACGCTCGCGGGACTTGTAACGCACGTTACCGGTGTCGAAGTCGCCGTCCATGCTGTTAGCCAGCGGAGTACGGACAAACATCTTCATACCGTTAGGTACATCAGTAGTCAGATACCAACCATTGTTGTCGGTCAAGAAGTGGTTCTGTGTGTATCCCTCAGGGATAGAACCGTTATTCTTCAGAGCATTGATGTCGTTGTCGGTAGTGCCAACACGGAGGCTGGTTTCCAACAGGCGGGTAGCCACGAACTGCAATGCAGGAGGAATAATCAACTTCTTAGGCTTAGCAGCGATCAACAGGCCACGCTCGTCTGTCCAAGCAGCGATCTGAATAACAGCGTTTTCCAACGAAGTTTCATTCAAGTCAGCAGCGGTGGAAGGACGGTTGGAGTTGGTTCCACCGTTAATCAGCGGGTGAGCAGTGCTGAACAGAGAAACGCCGTCGCCACCAGTGTAGTTAGCAGAGAAGCCGTTATTGATAACAGCAGCGCCTTTAACTTGCTTGGTGTAAGCCATAGCACGGGCCAGACCTTTGGTGTAGCGAGCAGACAAGCTGTCGTACAAGTTATCCTCAATGGCCTCTTCGGTCAGTGAGAAACCCAAAGCAATGGTTTCGTGGTTGTAGCGAGCAGTCCATGCTTCCTGTGCATTGTCATAGGCGATGGCAGAACCCTCGTTTTTGACTGGTGCAACAGAGAAACCGGACAGTTTGGTCTCTTCTTCAAAAGAACGCTCAGAGGATTCGATTTCATAAATTTCTTTATGTTCTTCACCGTAGCGAGCATATTCCAGACCAAACAAAGCATTCAGTCCGGGAAGGAGTTCCTTCAGTAGTTGTGCGCGTGAAATAGCCATTTAAATAACTCCTTATGCGCCAGTGGCGGAATAGTAGCCATGCAAACCTTGGTTTAACTTAACCAAAATTTCAGGATACTGAGTGAAAACCACAGTCGATGTGTAAACACCAGAGTTCAATGTGAACGTAGCGGCTTGGTTCAACACAACGGATGTATCGCCAGCGGCTGCTGCGGTAGCCACAAAAGAACCCGTCTGTGCAACTTGACCACCTGTGGTCAATACAGAAACGTCCGTACCAACTGGCAATGCGTAAGGCAGGGCACTGACGGTCAGGGTAGTTGTACCCGCACTGAAAGTAGCTGTACCCAACGAAACTTGCGTCTCTTGAACCAAACCAATCATGCGCAAAGGCAAGGTGGTGGTAACAGGAGTAGCAGAAGGAGCCAGAACGGCGTTGGCAGAGTTGCCAGTGGTGGTGCTACCGGTGTTGTTGATAGCTGACAGGTTAGTGCCAATCATCGCCATAGCGCCAGAAGCCACGGTAGTACCAGAAGAACACACAACAGCCTTGAACACAGCATCAGGATCATCCAACACATAAGCTTGGCAGTCACCGGCGGCGGTGCTTGCAGGCCAATATTGGGAGAACAACTTTTGCTTAGTTGTGGGGTTGGTGTATGTACAGCCCAAGAAAATACCAACGGTCTGGTTTAAAGTAGTGCCAGTACCAACCGAGGCGCGTGTGGCAAAGCCACGAGATAGAACAACAAAGTCACCATAGAAGATGTTGGTTGCATAACCGTATTGGATGTTGTACATGCGAGTAGAACCCGCAAATACTTGACCACCAATCAGATTCTGTGCCAACAGCCCGTATGGAGCTGATACGACAGGATATGCCATTTAAAAACTCCTTGAATTAGACACCTTTGCCAAAGCTTGTCGAAGACTTGTTCTCTCGGAAGAGAGGCATCCTCGGGTCACTTTGGCGCATTAGGCTATTGTCTACAGCATCCGCTTGAGCTTTTGTAACTGCTGTGAAGTGTGTATCACGCTGCTGCATAAACTCAGCCGGGCACTTGCAAAGCAACAGCCCACCAATTTCGATATTATTTTTAAATCGACTATCGGGGTCGATTAACATTTGAAACTGAGGCTGCTCTTCGACCATCACTGGCTCCCAACCTTCCCGGAACTTGCCGGTAATGTTGCGTTGGTCAGCTTTGCCCAAAGTTGTAACCCGTATCCATCGGTACGCATATCCCGGCTGTTTATCAGGTTCGGGAAGAAGATCCGCTTGTTGCCACTGTTTAGGGCGTGCTTGCGTCTCTCTACTCTGCATTTCGCGCGACAATCTGCTTTCTGCTGCTTTTACGTCTGTTGCCATCTTAGGCCTCCAATTTCATCATTTCACGGGCGTACTGCTCGTTGGTTAATCTGAGTTTTTTAGCCAAGGCAACTTGTGTCTTTGTTAGCACGACCTGTTTAGGGGCGGTACTACGTTTAGCAGGTGCAACAACTGTGCTTGGTTTCGTACGTTGAGGTTTTTCCTCATCGTTGTTTGTAGCAGCCGAGAATTCCTCTGGAAATCTACGTCTGACTTCTTTGTCGATACTGCCGTAATACTCGTCAGTACCTATATATCCACGTCCGTACCGTTCTGCAAGTTCTTCGTGGAATCCTTCAGCAAATTTGCGCATCGCTAATTTGTTTCGGTCTACAAACCACGGGTTGTTCGAGACCCAGTTAGCGACCTTAGGATCCATCTGCTGAGTTGCAGGCTGGTTAGTTTGGGTAGTTTGTACACGATTTTCGTCAATTTGTACAGTAGGCTTGAAATTTTTTGCTTTATCAAGCTTCATTTCTGCCCGAACTAACTCTTTCTGTGCAGCCAAAAGCTTGTCAGAATCTCCAGAGTCATAAGCCTCCTTGTAATTCCGTTCAGCTTTGTCAACTTCCATCTCCGCAGAACTTTGATACGTGGAAATTAATTCTTTTTCGCCAGTTTGAATCATAGACTTGAGCTTTTTATTCTCGTCTAGGATTCGTTCCGCGACTGTCAGCGCTTCTTGTTGTTCACGAAGGGCTGATTCTTTTGCACGCCGTTCGTCATGCCAAGCCTTTTTATATTGCTTAAACTTGACTTTTACGTTTTTGGTGTACTCCTCAGACTCATCAGCTCTCTCAAGTTCTTGCTGAGTATCGTCATCCAACGGAGGTGTTGTAAATTGATCTTCTTGGGGAGTGTCATCGACAATTTTTATTTCGACTTCATCATCCTCAATCTTGATATCTACCTCTTGGGCTTTATCGTCTTCAAGTTCATCTGGGAACTTGTATTCACCACCAAATTTTGACATGTACGCTCCTTATTTGCGTTTGATGCCACGGGGGTCTTCTACAACACCTTCGACTGAGTCGTCATTGATGATGCGGAATTCACGTCCGTGGATGAGTAGGCGTGAGCCTGCGTTGGGTCGAGTCAACACAAAATCGCCTTTTTGACACCAAGGCCCAGTCGGAAACTTTGCCTTGTCCATGTAGCAGTCTGGGCCAAGATCGACAACGAACAAAACTGTAGTGAGCAGCTCGTCGTATCGCAGGGTCTCGTCTGCTTTGATAATCCCGATATCGCCTTCATACTCCTTCTCCTGCTCGGGGATTGCGCACAGGATTTTGTAGCCCGCAGGCTTTGGCAGTTGAGTTGCCTTTTCTTCATCATTCTTGTGCATGATTGCCGATAAATCGACTGCCAGTCCAAGATCTAAGGTTTCACTCATCCGAGTTCTCCATGTTTTTCGTCAGGTCTGTGATGTATCTACGAGCGGTGAGCAGACCTGTAATTTCCCCACACATCCCGCAGTACTCGTCGTATGACCTAGCAGCTCGCGCTCCCAAGGCATCTTCGAGTTGTTTGACTTTCTCGTCAATTTGTTTCGCTGTGAACTCCAGCGCTTGTCTTACTTCGTGCAGCATCATTTATCCTTTTTTGTCGGAGGTTGATTACGTTGCTGTTTGTCTTGCTGTTGTGACTGATGGCTTAACTGCTCTCTATGCTTAGTCATCTCAATGCCCATACGGAACCCCTGCTCTTGCTGCTGGGTCTGCCGCTGGTTCTCATTGTTCTGATGCTGCATTGCAAGCTTGGCTCCCTCAGTCTCTTGGTTGGCCTCAATACGCTTCATCTCGACTTGGATCTGAGCCATCTTGGCCTGCATATCTTGCATGTCTTTCTGAGACTTACGCTGCAAGTCCTGCTGCTTGATCTGCAACTCTTGTTGCTGAAGCTGAATGAGCGGGTCTTGAGACTGCTGCTGAGCTTTCTTCTGCTGAGCTTCTTGCTGGTGTTGCTGTAGTAACTGCTGGGCCGCTTGCGCCGCCAACTGAGATACTTGAACCTCAATCTCAGGAGACATCTCAACTTCGTCTTTATCCTCGTTATAAGGGGGAAGCGGGATACCCATACGCTGCTCGATCTCCTTGCGGTACTCCATGCCCAGATGCTCACCAATGTGTGCCGACATAGCTGCCTGCAACATCTGCGCTGCTTGAGGGTTCTGGCCTACCAACTCTTGGACGTGAGGATCCTGCATACCCGCCATGTGAACAGCAATGTGTGCCTTGTGATCCTGATACAAAAAAGCCTTGACCGGCTTATTGGAGAGGATGTTCATGTTCTCTGTGACTGGGTCACGCGGCTTCATGTCCTCTGCCATAGGCACAAGCTTCTGGTAATTCTTGATGCCAATCACGTCCAGCATTTGCCTGTGAAGCTGAGGTAGGTCATACAGTTGTGGCGCGGTTTGCGCCAACTGCAATGCTGCTTGATATTGGATGACCTTTTGAGCCATCGTTGCTG